GGGGAACCTTTGTTAGGTTGGCAACGTGCTTATCCAGATCTATTGAATCATCTAAGTATGACAGGTCTTAAAGAAATTACTTTTGAAACCAACGGTACTCAAAAGCTAACTCCGGAGTTTAAAAAATATCTGCAAGAATGGTCACAGAATCCTCCTTTTGCCAGTAGAGAAGTCACATTCTCAGTCAGTGCCAAACTCAGTTGTTCAGGAGAACAGCCCAGTGAAGCCATACGTCCAGACATAGTCTGTGAATATCAAGAAGCTGGTCATGTATATCTCAAATTAGTAGTGGCCACTGAAGATGATGCCGAGGAAGCTCTGGAAGCTGTGGATATCTATCGTGCAGAAGGTTTCACTGGTAATGTTTATCTCATGCCTGTGGGCGGAGTTGAAACTGTCTACGCACTAAATAACCGTCGTGTAGCAGAACTGGCAATGAAACATGGACTGAGATACAGTGATAGACTGCAGGTACCGTTATTTAAGAATGAGTGGGGAACATAATGAATAAATGGATTGAAAAGTTATTTGGTATTGACAAGATCAGGGCAGAAGCAGAACGATCTATAAGTATCGCAGCCGAAGCTTCCGAAACAGCCAAAGCAGCCACAGAAGCTGCTGAACGTGCCACAGAAGCAGAAACGCAGGCCAAACTATCACCAAAAGAACGTGCAACACGTAAAAAAGAACCCTGGGTAGGTGTACTCGAAACNCANGTTAATAAAGATAATGTGCGTAATGGCTTTTTTGAGCTTGACTGGAACGACCTTTTTGTGTTAAAATTAAAGCAAGAGGGATACGGTGAAGACGGAGACAAGGACGAAGAAATTATAGATCGTTGGTTCCGTGAGCTGTGTGCCAATGTAGTAGTTGATGGTGATTTTGGCGGTCCTGTGAACACAGGCTTAATTGATATTAAAACAGTGAAGAAAGATAATCTATGAATTACATCTTAGTTGATACAGCAAACACATTTTTTCGTGCTCGTCACGTTATCAACGGTGACGCTGATATCAAACTAGGCATGGCATTTCACATTACATTAAACAGTATTCGAAAGGCATGGCAGCAGTTTGAAGGTAGCCATGTTATTTTCTGTTTAGAAGGTAGATCGTGGCGCAAAGACTACTATGCTCCTTACAAACGTAATCGTTCAGATGCTCGTGCCGCACATACAGAAAAAGAACAAGATGAAGAAAAAATCTTCTGGGAAGCATTTGACACATTCAAAGACTTTATCGCAGAAAAGACCAACTGCACTGTGCTACAAAATCCGCAGTTAGAAGCAGATGATTTAATTGCTGGTTGGATACANACACATCCAAATGACAAACATGTGATCATCAGCACAGACACAGATTTTGTTCAATTGATCGCACCCAATGTCACGCAGTACAANGGTGTCATGGAACATGTTATCACGCATGAAGGAATTTTTGATGACAAAGGCAAGCCNATCATTGACAAGAAAACACAAGAGCCCAAGCCAGCCCCTAATCCAGAATGGCTGTTGTTCGAAAAATGCATGCGTGGTGATACCAGTGATAATGTCTTCTCAGCGTATCCGGGTGTACGTACTAAAGGNACAAGCAAAAAAGTGGGTCTTACTGAAGCGTTCGAAGATCGTAACAGCAAAGGATATGCGTGGAACAATCTCATGTTACAGAGATGGTCTGACCACAATGGTGAAGAACATCGTGTGCTAGAGGATTATGAACGCAATCGTCGACTGATTGATCTAAGTCATCAGCCCGATGACATCAAAGAGATAATTGTAAACACTATTACCACTGCTACTTCTGAACAAAAGAATGTGAGTCAAGTTGGTATAAGATTAATCAAGTTCTGTAATCTATGGGATTTGAAAAAGATTGCTGATCAGGCACAGAGTTATGCAGAACCACTCAATGCGAGGTATACAAATGAAACTCAAACTTTGTCAGTATGAAGACACCTGTGAAATTAAAACAGACACATGTTGGGAGAAAACAATGACAGACATACATGCTAAACCGATCATAGCGAATAAATTTTGGATTGTAGAAGAGAACGGTGAAAAGATTGCCACTCTAAGAAAAGATGATGATCAAAGATTTTTTATGAGCAATGAATTAGGTGTAACCATTTACGAAACCAAAGATAGCTTAACCAAACAGTTTGGTAAAAAGTTTTTCACTGTAAAGATTGTTAAAGAAGCTGACACCGCACTACCTAATGAAGTGCATGGATATGCTACCAGTGCCGAACCTCACAACGCCATGTTTGACATTCGAAAGAAACTTCCCCTATTCACAAAAAGCAGTGATTCGAAAAGTCTGTACTGTGCAGGTTACTACTGTATAAAATTCGAGAAAGGATGGGTCAAGAGCTTTTGTCCTAAAAAAATTACTCTTGAAAGATATGCTTACAAGGGACCGTTCAAGACTGATTTAGAAATGAAACAGGTATTGGCCAATGTCACAAAGTAATTTACCAGATACACTACCAACTATACAGAAGCTTATCCAACGTACTCAGGTAGCCGAACGCAGTCAACAAAAAGAAATACGTATCAGTTTGCAAGAAGCACGTGATCTGACCACAGAGTTGGCACTGATGACATCCAAATTAGGTCAAACTATCAGCGAAATACATCAAATGCTGGCAGTGATCAAAGAATCTACCACACAAATAGACGTTAAATTCGACGGCGGTCAGTTCTAAAAAAACATAAATATATACGTGGTTAATTAGGAACACGTATATGAGCAGACCCAAACCTAAAATTCTTTTAGAATATGCTAGTAAAGAAACCTACAAGGTCGAGCAGATCCTTGACTCGGAAGCTATCTGGGCTGTGTTCTATAACGGCCAACCGTTCAATCTCAAAAGCGGCAGTCTTGTAGCCAGCTACCCCGGACCAAAATACAAAAAAGTTTCATTTTCAAATCCTGGTCACGCACATAATCTTGCCAAAAAATTGAATAGGCTATTCAAGACCAAAGACTTTGCAGTTTTCAAACTCACCGCTGGCGAAGAGATTAAATGATATGAACAAAGATGCCTACACCAAGGCGTTCTTGCAGGCAGCAGAAATACCCGTCACTGAAAAAAATATCAAAGAATACAAAGCCGTATGGTGGTGGAGTTTTAGAAATAAAAAACAAGGAGGGTTGAGATTGACTGACCAGGCCTTGGAATTTATTGAAGAACATGCTAAAATTAAAACTTATAAGATAGAATTTCCCAAAGAATTTGCATTTACTCCACAGGTGCTGCTTTGGTTAGATAATTACATCGATTCACCATTTTTTGTCAATAAAAAACACATCATAGTAATGAAGGAAAAGGCCGCTTTTGAACTGTATCTACTCAGTGGTGATGTTAGAAAGCTAGGGCACAACAGAGCCATGAGCAAAAGGCTTAGCCAAGAATCAACCCCCGAATAAGCACACCATATAAATATTTTCACTATGTTTGACCTTAATCCAATGGACGTACTACAACAGCGCAAGCTGAAGACTGTGGCTCCACATTTTACTGCATTGAATATTTCAGATTCTGAAATATTTGAAGGCATTGAAGACTGGATCAAAGTCAAACTCAAAGGCAGATATTATATCTGTAAAAAACCTGCTCTGGACAAGAGTGGCAATCTCAGATCCGCACACTTTGTAGGATTTGAAGATCAAAAAGAATTGACCTATTTCATGCTTGCATGCCCACACCTAAGGAGAAACTAATGTCAGAAGAAGTTAAAGATCAAGTAGTTGAGACACCAGCCGAAGCAGCGCCTGCGGCAACAGATACACCAACAGCACAAGGTCCTGATTTAAATATCAGCGATCTGCTAGCTGTAAAAAATATCATCGAAGTTGCAACAAGCAGAGGAGCGTTCAAAGCAGCAGAATTGGAGGCAGTTGGTAAAAGTTTCAACAAACTAAATTCCTTCCTTGAAGCTGTATCTAAAAAGGAAGCCTAAATGAGAAGCTTAAAACACATAGGAAGGATTCAAAACACAGGTGCCAAGGTGCTAGTGGTGTTTAGAACTCTGCCCGGAGAGTCAAACATGGCTCTGGTATTACCTGTAGCGCAGTTGCCAGATCAATATCATGATTCAATCATGACTTTGGTAGAAACCGATCAAGCTCAAGACGCATTTGAGTTTGGCGAAATCATGCACATCCGGCCGTTCCAGGATGGCAGACCCATGCTGCGAGCCATGCAGGCAGATAATAGATTGGTAAAAGTGGCCACAGATACCGTGATGATGACTCCTACAACCAACGACACTGTGCTGTTGGCTAATCTTAACACGCTGATTGCGGAACAGAAAAACTGCACAGTAGACGATTTATGCACATTTGTATCAGGTGCTCCAGCCGCTAAGGCCCAAGTCACTGATGTAGCTTCAGTAAATGACACAGCACCCGCAGTTGATTCAGATATTCCTGCACCTATCAGAGCACAGGCTAATACCAACGCTGCACTTAGTGACAAGGATCTAGCAAAATCATATCGCAGTCAAGCTGATGCCATGTACAAAGAAGCGGCAAGATTGCGTAAAGAAGCAGAAGATCTCGACCCTACAGTCAAGAAGGTTAAAAAGGCAGAAGAAACTGTCGATGCCTAATCCGCTATTCAAACCTCCGCGCCACCTTGTAAAAGAATGGCCGGAGGTTTTTGAAGATCTCTATATGAATACCATGCCTGTGGCTTATCTGGACTCTGTGAGATTAGATTTTACAGATGGCAGGGTATGGGAGATCGACGTCAAACACGAACTAGATACACAAACTGCGGAAGGAATTGCGGATGTGTTGATTAGTACACTTCAAGAATACAAAGACGAAATCAAAAAAATAGATTTTAAAGTTGATGTAGAAAGACTTAAGAAAGATATCAAGGATTCATCTAAAAATATTTTCTAGTATTTCCGTAATGAATAACTTTGTGTTGGTCTGAAACAAAAGTTCTCCAAGGGTCCACAACAATGGACCCTTTCTCTATTGTACAATACAAATTTTGAGTTTCTTCAAACCCGCGGTATTCGTAAGTGACTTTTTTATTGTGAGCTAATAATATCACCCCTTTGATGGGCACTGTTACATTATCACCGGTTAACGGATCTATGTACATGGGAGTAACACCAAAATTGTGTTCTAGATAATATCCGACTAACAAACTGTAACTACCGTCACAATATTCCACCCCGGGCTTGTATGATTTACCGTGGATGTATACTGGCATGTTACCTGCCTTTTCTGATTCTATTGCAAGAAATTTAGCTAAATTTCTAGCTTGTATTTCTCTAGCATTCATTACTGCATCAAATAGATCGTATCCTAGATCTAACTCTTGGGCCATATAACGCAAAGCAATATTATCTCTAGGATGGCATCCACCTCCATCGCCCATTCCAGCTGTCATATATTGCGGACCCATGATGCGCATAGTCGAGTTTGACAGTGCCTCTGTTACTACATCTACATTTATATTACCTTGTTTCATAGCAACGTCTTGTATCATGTTAACTAGACCAATCTTTGTACTGATGAACGTATTATAGAAAACTTTGATACACTCGCATTCATCCCAGGTGCCTATAACATAGCGTGGATTATTTTCCATAATAGAATCGTAAAACTCTACTAATTGTTTTGCATCGCCGGTTTCGGTTCCGTCTTCGGTGCCGATCATAACCATTTCAGGATTGACCATATCCCATGCTACGCTGCCCATTGCTATGAGATATGGATTGTAGACAAATCTAGTATTAGTTAATAACGGAATAAATTCGCGACGAGTAGTGCCTGGCAATACTGTAGATATAAGAACCAACAATTGTTTCTTATTCATATGCTTATTTGCTTCTGTTAAACATTCTTTAACAATGTCATAACTAAAATCTTTTGGTGTAAGGTGGGCTGTAGGTTCTCTACCATCGTATGCCGGATCGTGCGGAGTTGGGACTGCGATAAACACAATATCTCTATCTTGCACAACAGCTTTGATAGAAGATTTAATGTTAACTAACCATGTAGGTTCCAAAAGTCGAACATCATATCCGCTAACATCGTGCCCCTTATTTGCAATCGCCTCAGCGCAGGGCATTCCTAATTTGCCTATTCCAATAAATCCAATTTTCATGTTGATTCCTATATCTTTTTCTTGTGTTATTTATTGCTTGGCTTTTAGGGAAAGCAAAAAACGCTTTGATGTTTGTATGTCTTTAAGGGCAGTATATAGTTCCATGGCAAATTCACTATTTTTTGCAATCTTGGGCATATACTCGTTGTTAGTTGCAATAGTAATTGCTCGATTAAAATTATGTTTTAATTTAGGAAGCAGTAAATTGTGCATTGCATTATAATCTTTACCTATTATATTTTTTACATTTTCCATAATCATCGATGTACGAAT